GAGACTGAACTCTCACGCAAGCGTATAAGAACATCATTAACAAGTTCTAAGTAGGTCATGTTCGTTGCGCTCCTGATACTTCAAATGTGGCAATAAAACTGAATGAACTACCCGCTTCAGTCGTAATTTCAATTTTATCGCCTTCTTCTAAAACGATATAAGCATTGCCATCAAATTGAAGGTATTGCTTAGAAGTAAAGTTGTATTCAGTCAGGATGTCATAGGAAGTAGCGGCACTTGCATCATTCCACACCACAGTAATGTGTTTTGTCGATCCACCAGTATTGTGGATATACATGACTGTAAATTTGGCGTAATAACCCGTAGGTACTGTATAAACAGTAGTCAGCGTAGCGGCTGTAGGTTCAACTCCGACAGATACAGGTCTCATTTATTCCTCTTAGAGATCGCTTTAGCCTTTGCTTTAGCGTCTTCCTTGGACGATGCGCCCCAAGCTCTAAGAGATAATAGGAGTCGGGTAGGCTTCCCATCTTTCATCTCAGCGCCAGGCATATTGCCCATTCGTGCTAAAAAGGATGCCCTACGAGGGTTATCTCCCGACTTTACTGGTGGTTTTAAATTACCACCCGTTTCTGCATTATACGATGCTCTTCCTTTGGCATTCAAGCCCCCCTTGGGGTTTTTTCCTTCTTTTGTTTGCCAAGCAGGAGATTTCATTTCTTCTTTGCGGTCTTAGCCGCAGCCTTAAATGCCGCCTCAGTAGGAGCGCCTTTAGAACCAACCTTACGCATCTTTTCCTTAGAACCCGCTTTGATGCGTTCTTGTTTGGCATTGATGTTAGCGTAAAGACCTTGTTTCATTTCTTCTTCCTTGGTTTACTCATACCAGCAGAACTTAAAGCAATCGCAACTGCCTGTTTAGGATTCTTGACAACAGGGCCACCCTTACCAGAGTGAAGCGTTCCCGCCTTAAATTCCTTGTAGACCTTAGAGATTTTCGCCTCTGCTTTGGTCTTTTTCATTTGCCACGACCTGCTTTTTTCATCATGTTTGTAGCAGTACGACCACCACGGGTAGGCATAGCTTTAGGCTTACCAATAGCAATCATTACAGTAACAGGCATAGATTTCTTCTTGCCATACTCTTTGGCTTCTTTCTCGCCTTTTTCTGTGTATGGGAATTTCTTGTTTCCAACTTGAGGCATATAAATCCTTATCGAACTAGCTTGGTTGCAATGAAAGAAATGATACCGCCAACAACAGAGGCGATTGCCATTCCAACGAAAAACCCACCTTTAGACTTGTTAGCCATTTCTAAAAGCGTTTTAATATCTTGGCGAAGTGCATGGACTTCTGCTTGTAAAGCCTCAACTTGGGCTTCTAGCTTACCAAATTCTCGTGGATCAATCTCAGACATTTGATTTCCTTGGACGACCCATCTTCTTAACAGGTACTGGAGGTTGCAAGACTATTTGCTTCTCAGAAGGTTCTTCTTGAACTTCATCAATTCTGACATAACCTTGATGACCTTTCATCGAATCAATATCGTGTTGATAGGTAAAAGTGACTGTTTGTCCACTTGTTAAACATCTAAAGGTTGCCATAAGAACTCCATTAAAAAGGGGGTTATTAGCCCCCTTTTATTAGACCATGCGAGCTACAACAATACGAAGTGTTGCAGATGCTAAGTCAACTGTTGAACCAGATTCATTCTGGATACGGAACTTAACTGTATTTGCGGCAGAAACATAACCTGTTACTGTCAAACCAACCAAATCCACACCCAAAGATGCACCGATAACCATGTCGCCTAAAGCTACGCCAGGGATTGTTACATCGTCTGTCTCGCCAGCGCCATCAACCAATGAACCTGCGTCCAAAGTTGCACGTACAGCCCATGTGTCGCTAAACAAACCACGGAACTGGTCATTACCCCTACGGGATACTACTGCTGAAGCGGTTGCCATAATAAATTCCTCCTAGATTAGAAAAAATCCCCCCACCCGTGAAGATGAGGGGAAAGTGGCAACTATTAGGCTGGAACTGCTAACGCAAATGCGCTAGAAGACAAAGCTGCACCAGTTGTAGCGGCAGTACGCATGGCTTTCACACCATACAAAGTGTCCGATGTAAACAAAGTAGCAAGGTAGTCTTGCTTGTACTGTGTCTGTGAACGGATGCCCATCTGCTCAACCAGAACCATAGAGTCCTTGTGACCCATCAAGCAGATACGATCAGCGCCAGAGTTACCAGCACCATTATCAGCATTGCTTGTTGTGAACACGGGGATGCCATACAGTTGACCGATTTCACCAGTACGGATTGCATTGCCATTGCCCACAAAAGCCTGCTCAGTGTAACGGGACAAACCCATCAACGTGTTGCGGCTTGAAGGGGGAATAACAAAGAAACGACCATCCATAGGAGTGTCATTGTCGTCCAAACGCTGAATGGTGCGGCGAATAGCGGCATCAGTCAATGCGGCTGCATTGGAAGATGTGCTGTTGTAAGCAGTAGTACCATCAGAACCGATGAAGGCTTTGGTAGTAGTGTTGCTTGTAGCATAGTCATCAGTACCGACAGTAGCACCATTGAATGCACGACCCAAGCGGATCAAGCTAGTGTCTACTTGCTTGGCAAGCGCATAGCCCGCATCAGCAGTGTAGAACTGGCGCAAGCTGTTCAGGGCTTGTGCTTCAACGATGTCCTCAATGAAACGTGAGTATTCAAAATGTTGGTTGATGTTAACCAAAACTTCTAACTCAGTATCTGCAATCAGAGTGACGGCAGTAGAGGCGGCTTTTGCAGAAGCAGAACCACGGGTAGGAGCTGGAATGTGAACAGTGTCACCTTTCTTGCCCTTGAAGTTCATCTTCATAACGATGTTAGCCAATACAAGGTTTTTCTTGTAAGCGGCTACGATTTCATCACTCCAAATTTCTGGAATGAACGTTGCTGCGGTGGTTGTGGTTACCGCTGGTGTTGGATATGCCATGATTAAATCTCCTAAAGTTTAACGAACTCGACCTTCTTGATATGCTGCCATAATTTCTTGACTTAGAGCATCATAACGATCTGGGTCTTGCATTTTCAGCCGAATAAGGTCTGCCCTTCGGTATACCTTCTTTGATGATTCACCAGAACCACCTACATCTACACCTACTGCTTTTAAGTTCTGTTTGCGAGTTACCTCACCCTCATCACTTACTTGCTTCTGTTTAACAGAACGTAGCTGTTTATAGGTCGATAGCAATTCATTGGCAGAGTCAAAATCATATCCTGCATCGGCTTGCTCAAAGATTTTAATGCGAACAGGGCTAGACTTCACCCAATTTGCAAAATCCTGATCTCTGGCGATTTCACCAAAGTCGGGATGTTCTTGCGCTAACCTCTGCTGAATTTGTGCCTTTTTCATCTCAAGAGTCGCCATGCGAGCCGCTTGGATGTCAGGGTGATTATCAACAGTCCTCTGAATTGCCTTCTGTGGATTCTCAAAGAAATCTACTTCAGGCTCTTCCTGTCTAGTCTGTTGCTTGGAACTAAGGTTCTGTTTGATGAGTTCATCGGCTAGCTTTCTGACCTCGCCTACCTCTTGTGCTTGCTTTCCAATGAGCTTCTCAGCCTCTTGGTGCATCTTCACAATGTCGTCTAAACTTTTATCCCTGTATTTCTCAGGGAGTTCAGGCTTCTGCTCGATCTTCTGCTGTTCGATCTCTAACTCGCCCAACTCTTCTTTGTCGTCATCAATCAACATACTTCTTTCCTTTTCCTGCCGTCAATCGGTTGTAGGAGATTCAACTCGGCATAATTGCTTATGAGTTGATTTTGCGTTCAGCCTTTAACTTATCCAAATGGCTTTTCTCGAACTTCCCATGCGATGATGGAAACGCTCCAGACCACCCTTCTAGCTTAAAAGCTGGCGCTGAGAGAATGCGATGAGACTCCTCACCACACTCACACTTCAGACTTGTTGTCTCATAAACAACAAATCTATCTGTCTTATGCCCGTTTATACAGGCAAATTCATACATTCTTCTCATTTAAGTCCTCAAATGCTCTTTCGCTGACTTGTTTCAAGTTTTTCAGCCAAATAAGTATAGATAACTCACCTTTTCTGAATTGTAGACTTTTTTCATC